GCCGCCTGCAATTGACTGCATCGTGCAGGCGGCGGCCATTTTCCATGGTGATGATTGCCAGTTAGGCCTCCGACCTTCCGTCCCAAGGGTGCGCGTACAAGGCGGGAAGCTACTGCCGAGTACGACGGCCGCAGGGGCAGCGCGAGGGAGCGCGGGTACACTGCGCGGTGGGACAGGGAAGCGGCCGCCTATAAGCGCAGCAACCCGCTATGCGTCGGATGTCAGGCAGTTGGCCTGTTCGTTGCGGCTGAGCTGGTTGACCACATCGTCCCGCACAAAGGCGACGATGCCCTGATGTGGGACATGGCCAACTGGCAGAGCGCATGCAGGTGGCACCACGACGTAGTCAAGCAGATGCTTGAGGGGCAGTGGGCACGGGGTCTGATCGATAAGACCTCACTGTCTTTGAAAAGCAAAATCGCGGTCGAGTTGTCTCGCGAGCTGAGGCCCCTAGGGGGGTAAAAATCTTTGGTCGCTTTCCTTCCGGGACCGGTGGCCAAACAACAAACGATTTTTCGCGGGTTTTCGAGGAATTTTTTTTATGGGTCGTCGTGGACCGAAGCCGCAGCCGGCAGGCGTGAGACAGCAGAAGGCGCCCGTGCGCTCGCGCTCGCGCAAGACGGCCAAGGCTGCACAACCGAGCGCGCCCGCTGCGTCGGGTGCGGCGCCGGCATGGTTGAAGGGCGATGGGCTGAAGATCTTTTCGAAGATGGCGCCGACGCTCCGCAGCATGAAGCTGTTGACCGAGACGGACGTGCCGGCTTTCGCACGCTACTGCAAGCACTACGCCCGCTGGCTCGGCATGCAGAAGCGCCTCGATGTTGGCGGCGAGTTCTATGAGATCGAAACCGCGAGCGGCACGGTTCGCCGTGCGGATCCCGCTTTCACGATGGCCGATCGCCTCGACCGCATGATGCTGGCCTTCGAAGATCGCTTCGGCCTCAACCCGGCCGAGCGCCAACGCATCATGGCCGCGCGTGCGAACACCGGCGCGACCGGCGACATGTTCGGCAATGCGCCCGGCAAGGATGCGCCGCGTGAAGGCGATCCGGCTGCTGCCGCGGCGCCCGCCGCCGAACCGATTGAAGGGCCGATCGGTCTGTTGAACTGATGCCGGTGCAGCGTAAGACGGTCGAGCCGCCGCGTCCGGCTGCTCTCAAGGCGTTCCCGAAAGCGTATTGGGACGGAGAGTTCTGGCGCGAAGGCGAGTTCTGGTACGACGAGCGCACGGCCGACAAGGCCGCGGCGTTCTTCCCGAACCATCTGGTGTTCACCGAGGGCGAATGGGCCGGGCGTCCCTTCGTCCTCGAAGAGTGGGAAGAGCATGATATCGTCCGGCCGCTGTTCGGATGGAAGCGCAAGGACGGCACGCGAAGGTTTCGCCGCTGCTTCGTCTGGATCGCGCGCAAGAACGGCAAGACCGAGCTCGCTGCCGGCATTGCGCTGCTGATCCTGGTTGGCGACGCCGAGATGGGCGGGCAGGTGTTCTCAATCGCCTCGGAAGAGGCGCAGGCCAAGATCGTGTTCACCAAGGCCAGCAACATGGCGGTGCGCACGCCGGTGCTGGCGCAGAAACTCGAATGCCTGGGCAAGGTGATCTACTGCCCGGAATTGAACGGGTCGTTTCGCCCGCTCAGTGGAAAGCCGAAGGGTAAGCACGGCCTCAACATGTCTGGACTCGTCGGTGACGAGATCCACGAATGGCCGAGCGGTGACCTCTACACGTTCGTGCATGACAGCTCCGCAGCCCGGCGCCAGCCGCTGGAATTCCTGATCTCGACCGCGGGGCAGAAGGGCACCCACGGCGAGGAGGTGTTCAAGGAATGTCAGGCCATCCTGGCCGGCGACATCGACGATCCCGAGACGATGGTGGTCATCTACGCCCCCGGCGAGGATGACGACTGGACCGAGGAAGAGACCTGGCGCAAGGCCAACCCGAACTTCGGCAAGTCGGTCAAGGTCGAACCGTTCATGGCCGATTTCAGGCGCGCGCGGCAGCTGCCGCGGCTCGAGAACGACTTCAAGCGCTACCGGCTGAACATCTGGACCGACCAAGCCGTGCGCTGGCTCCCGATGGACTCGGTCGACGACGATGGAAGGCGCTTTGGTTGGGATCACTGCGCCGGTCCGATCGCATGGTGCGACAAGGGCAAGCATCCATTCGAGTCGGAGTTCGAGCAGCGCCTGCTCGGCAAGCGGTGCTTTGGCGGCCTCGACCTGTCGTCAACGCAGGATCTGTCGGGCCTGGTGTGGTGGTTTCCGATTCAGGAAGGGCTTGATGTTCCCGTCGCGCTGTGCCGCGCCTATAAGCCTGCCGATCTCGTGAAGGAGCACGGCAAGCGCGACCGGCAGCCTTATGAGCGCTGGGTCAAGGAAGGTGCCTTGTTCACGACACCCGGCAATGTGGTCGACTATAGCTTCATCGAGAAGCAGATCCTCGATGATGCGACCAAATTCCGGATTGCCCATTACGGCAATTCGAAGCGTGAACCTTACGAAGGCGGACTCGCCATCGACCGGTTCAACGCCACCGGCACCGCGGTTCGGCTGGAGCAGGAAGGCATTCCGGTCGTGTTGTTCGGGCAGGGGTTCGTTTCGTTGTCGGCGCCTTCGAAGGAGCTCGAGCGGCTGGTGATGAGCAACGGCTTCCATCATGGCGGGCATCCGCTGTTTCGCCGCCATGCACAGTCGGTCGCCGTCGAAGTGGACGCAGCCGAGAATATCAAGCCGACGAAGGCGAAGTCGAGCGGTCGCATCGATCTCATCGCCGCCGTCGTCGATGCCCTCGGCATCGCCGAGAAGGGCGATACGTCTGGATCGGTTTATTCCGCCGCGCGCGGGTTGCTTGTGCTTGGAGCTTAGCGACGAGATGACGCCGCGTCTGAGAACCGACCCCAATCCGGCATGGTCAGGCCGTTCGAAGGCCGTCGCCAAGGCCGGCGATACCTTCTCGACGACCGATGCCGAAGCGTGGCCGGACATCTGGCGCGGGCGCTCCGCGACCGGGCTGAACATCGGGCAGGCTTCATCGCTTGCGGCGCCGGCGGTGATGTCGGCGGTGACGATGCTCGCCGAAGACGTCGCCAAGATTCCGTGGGCGCCGATGCTCACCAATGCCGACGGCTCGAAGACGCCGGCCAAGGATCACTTCCTGTACGATCTATTGCAGGAGCCGAACGACTACATGAACGGCCTCGAGCTGCGCGAGATGATGCAGGTCGGGCTGATCATGCGCGGTAACGGTTATGCGCTGATCAAGCGCTCGGGCCGCGGCCTGCCGGTCGCGCTCTATCCGTGGAATCCGGACCGGATATTGCCGTGGATCGGCGCGGGCGGGGCGATCTTCTACCAGCCGACAGCTTTCGATCGGCACGAGATGGCGATCCTCGATGGGTTTCCCAAGCTGATCCCGGCGGAAGACGTGCTGCATATCCGCGGCTTCTCGCTGAACGGGTTGCTGGGCGCTTCGCGCATCACGCTGGCGCGCGAAGCGATCGCGCTCGGCCTCGCCCAGGAACAGCAGGCCGTCAACTGGATGGGCAACGGCGCCAAGCCGTCGGGCATGCTGACGACGGACCAGAAGCTTTCGCCGGAAGCCGCGACGCGGCTGGGCAAGGAGTTCAAGGAAAACGCATCGGGCCTCGGCAATTCCGGCAAGGTGATCGTCGGCGAGCAGGGGTTGAAGTTCGTTCCCTTCAGCATGTCGGCGGCCGATATCGAGTTCATCGCGTCCCGGAAATTCCAGCTCGAGGAAGTGGCGCGCATCTTCCGCATCCCGCCGCACATGATGGGGGATCTGTCGGGCTCGACCAACAACAACATCGCCCAGCAGGCGCAGGAGTACGTCAACTACACGCTGACCGGCTACACCAACCGCTGGCGCGCGAAGCTTTCGTCGACGTTCGGTTTGCGCCGGGAGAACGTCTCGGTCGAATTCGATTTCTCGGACTTGACGCAGGCGGATCTGCTCACGCGCATGAACATGTGGCGGACCGCGATCATGTCGATGATCGCCAAGCCCGACGAAGCCCGCGTGTCGTTCGGCTGGAGGCCGGAAGGCGGTCAGGCCGACGAGCTGCAATATCCGGCGAACATGGCTTCCGCAGGCAGCCAGTCGACGGGCACGCAGGCGGACGATGGCGGCCGGCCGAGCTCGGACGAAGGCGCGAAGAATTACGCGCACGACATCGACAAGCTCAACAAGCGCCTCTCTGCCGTGGAGAGCCACCAGCGCCGCAGCAGCTTGCGGCTCGCAGCGCACAGCTAGGAGATCATTCCACATGCCGAGTCCCAGCCGGAAGATCGTCGACATCGGTGAATTCCAGCAGCGCGTCGCCAAGGGCCACAAGCCGGGCGTCGCGGTTCGCGCGGTCGTCGGCCGCTTTCTTCCGGCAGACGAGCAGTCGATCGAGGAGGGCTCGCGCGTCCGCAAGTTCGTCTTTTCCGACGGCTCGGTTGATCGCTACGGCGATACGATCAATCCGCGCGGCTGGGTGTTCGATAAGGCCGCGGGCTCGGTCGCGT